CGGAGCTTAGCTGAATAGAGCGTCAGATTCCGGTTCTGAAGGTCTTGGGTTTGAATCCCAACGGAGTCACATAGTTCCGAAGGCGAGAAATCCCATAAACAAAGGGTTTTTCGCCTTCTTTGCGAATATCGGCAGGAATATAAAATGTGATACAAGTAGAGATTTAAGCCTACAAGTAAGGATTATAAATTGACTGATAATTGACTAAAAAGACATATGGCAACATTTAAGGCATTAATAAAAAAAGGAAATAAGCGTGCAGATGGAACATGGAATGTAGTGATAAGATTCACTCATAACTCAAAGGTACGTTTCATTCCTACCACAATGTATATCAATAAAAAGGACATAACAGCTTCATTCAAGATAAAAAACGCAAATATACTCGATAGGTGCAATGACATCATAAAGGAGTATAGGAGCAGGTTAAGCGAATTAAGTCTTGAATTTAACGATATAGACATAGATACTATTGTTTCCTATATCCGACAGAAGAAAGAATACAAAGGGGTATCATTTACAGATTTTGCAGCGAAATGGATTGATGAATCAACCATTAAAGGCATAAAGAACTACAAAACGGCTATAAACGCTTTGTGTTCCTTTGTAGGACGTGATAATATTCTCTGTGAGGAAATTAACGTTAAGACAATGAAAGCCTTTGAGAACGCATTAAAAGACCGCCCAAGAGCACAATCTTTATATCCTAATTGTATCAAAACTATATTCAACGCTGCAAAGGAGTATTACAACGATGAATATAACGATATTATCCGAATTAAACACTCCTTAGACAAATATAAACCAGTAGAGCAGAACGTAGCTGAAAAACGAGCCTTAGACGTGGAAACAATACGGAGAATATTCGCCCTACCCTATGACAATATCAAGGTAAAAGGAAAGTCCAGCCGTCACGATTTAGCATTAGATTGTTTCCGCCTTTCGTTCTGCCTTATGGGAATGAACTCTGCTGACCTCTTTAATGCCACCGAAATCGATGGGAATACAATAGTATATGACCGCATGAAAACAAAGGATAGGCGGAGAGATAAGGCTGAAATACAAGTGAAAATAACTGATTATATCAAGCCGTTAGTTGAGAAATACAAGGGTAAAGAACGTGTATTTAACTTCTATGAGAGGTTTACCAACATGGAGAGTTTCAATCGTGCGATAAACATCGGACTAAAGGAAGTGGGAAAGGAATTGGGCATTGATAAGCTACAATTCTATGCTGCAAGGCACTCTATGGCTACGATTGCCGTTAATGATGTAGGAATAAGCAAATATATTGTAAATGATATGCTAAATCATACTGACCAATCATTGAAGATAACGGAACTATACATTAAAAAGGACTTTAGCCACATAAACGAGGCAAATGTAAAACTTTTAGATTACGTTCTAAAAGCATAACAACACACTGAGCAACACACTGAACAACACACTGAACACCTTTGTAATTATCTTTATATTAGATTTTTACAAAGGTGAAAAATTAAAAGCAACACACTGAGCAACACACTGAGCAACACACTGAGCAACACACTGAAATAAGTAAATTTTGTTGTGTTTATTTACTCTATAATTAAAAATTTATCTAAACAAATTTGATTATTTAAGATTATTTGCTATATTTTTGTTGAAAACTCTATAAATGGAGCAGATAATCGAAACAATCAAGAGAATAGAAAAGGCACGTACGGCACTCCGTCAAGCCATAGTAGATAATGAGCTGGCAACATCGCCAAAATTAAAAGACTTAAATCTTATTCCGAAGATTTACAAAGTGTTTGAGGAATTAAAGGGAAACGAAATAAAGGTAAACGACCGCAAAGAGTTTATCTTCGTTGTCATCTACCTTTACTCTCCTAATAAATTCTTTGGTGGTAAGATGCCGCAAGGACTTAGACGTGCCATAACCAAAGCTACCAAAGTAACCTGCGCAAGTGTTATTTCAGCGACCTGCACAGAGTTAATGGTACTTTACACCACTTATTCAGATTTTCGCCAAAATGTTGACGAACTTATGAGCAAGATTTTACTTTCTATGGACTTCTAATACTTTGCCCAAGTTAAAAACAACCTGTTCGGCAACCCACTCAAGCGGATTTCCGTCTTTATCCGTTCCATCTTCATAGATAATTGGTTCGTTGTTTTCATCTAAGAATATTTCACAATACTCGTTTTTTACCTCTACCAATGCACTATCTCGGTCTTTATTGTAACCTACATAGAACTGAATAGCATCATAGTGTATTGGTATGGCGTTACCGTTCTCGTCTTCTAACTCATATCCGTCTTCATCGAGTTGGAGGAGTTTTTTAATAGTAGTAGGTTTTACCTCTCTAAACTCTTGTGTCTTCGTTCCATTTATAATTTGGTCAAAGTACACCTGCTTAATAATAAGATTTAGCGTTTTCATTCTTTTTTATTTATTAATTATACTTTCTCAAACTTAATCGTTTTCCCACAATGAGGGCAAATAATGGTATTTGATGCGTCCTTTTCGTCCGCCACGAGCTCAGATACAGACACACCTATAATTGATGCTATCTCCTGCAATTTGTCAATAGTTGGGTTACCATTTAAGATGGTACTTAATGAACCTTGAGAAACACCTACTTTATTCTCACGTGTGTTATACATTTTATCTGCAACATCCTTAATCGTGAACCCTTGTTTTTTGATAACCTTTTGTATATTCATATCTAATATATTGTATTGTTTGGTTTTGCAAAGATAAGAATAATATTTGTTACAAGCAAAAGAATATCGAATAAATTAGATTTATTGCGAACAAACGTTAGAACATAATAGATAAACGTTATCAATAGTTAAATATCTAACAAATTAGATAATAATATTTGCAAGCATCGAATATATTAGATACCTTTGCATTGTGATTAAGAAACAAATATAAAACTATTAAACTATAAGATTATGAGTACAGTTAAGACATTCGAGGTAGGCAAAAGATACTTTATGCGTTCTGCATGTAATTATGAAGTCGTGTGGGTCTACACGGTGATAAGCAGAATAAAGAAGTTTGTCACCCTGCAAGATGATAAAGGCAGGGTTAGAAGGCGTGGTGTATATGTGTATCGTAACGAAGAATGCGCTAACCCTCTTGGCACATATTCAATGGCACCAATACTCGCTGCTGACAACATCGTTAATGATGAAGTAACCAATGACGATGACACTAATGAAGAAGAAATTAGTGAAAATGTACATACTGCATTAATTATACCTATCAGATAACTATATTATGAAGTTAATAACAAAGCAATTACAGAAAGAGTTAGCAAAGTACCCTTTGTATTCACAAGATGGCAAGGTCGAAGATGCCGTAGTAGTATGCAAGTTCTTCTTGCAGGGTTACACGTGGTATGTACTCGAAGCTGAGAAGGCAGATAATGGTTATGAGTTCTTCGGTATCATCGTAGGTCAACATACTGAATATGGATATTTTACGCTTTCTCAGTTAGAAAGCGTAACAGGTCAATGGGGTATGAGAGTTGAGAGAGATAGAGGATTTAAGCCAACAAAGGTAAAAGACTTACACCTGGATATAGTATAAAAATAACAATCCGCTCATTGTAGGTTATACAGGGCGGATTTTTCTAAATATAATAATGTTAAATCGTATCTTTGTGATACATTAAAAAGAGAAAAGTCGTATGAAAGTATTAAATCTTATTATCAAACAGAAGTATTTCGATGCTATCCTTGCAGGCCGCAAGGTGCAAGAGTTCAGAGAGGTTCGCCCTACTACTATCAAGAAGTTATTACAGCTTGATGAAGAAGGGTTTGAAATCGAAGATGCAGACGGCAATGCACAGCCTATCAAGTACGATGCTATTCAGTTCTACGTTGGTTACAACAAAGACAGAGATAATGCACTTGTTGAGGTCTTGGGCGCACATTGCGAGATATTCGTAGATGAGAATAATGAGCCTATCACCTATGAACACGGCAGGGACAAAGATGGCAATCCACTTGTATGGGTAGCTGAGCAAGTAGTTTTTGATTTGGGTAAGGTACTTTCACACAATATTAGGGACAAGTCGAAGAAAGTATAATAATCGAATATTGAGATTATGGCAAGAAAATCTTTAAAAATAAACAAAGAAAGAAAGCAATGGCTTGCTTTAGGCGCAGAAAAGAGAGCACGAGCATTGAGTAATCAAAATGCGTTGGATAACGCTCATTCTGATGCATCTTATTTCAGAAATGAAGCAAGAATAAAAAGAGCATTGTCTAATATGAAGAAGAAAGCATCATCTGTAAACAAATCACGTGGTGCTGTGGCAAGCTAATTTATCGTATGAACAAGTTACAAGAAGCACATAACGTAATATGCAGGGTGGCTGAAAAGCAGTCATCTTGCATTGTTATGTGTTCACTTGGCAAGGATTCGCTCGTTACTTTGGATTTAGTTTATCCACACTTTGAAAGAGTTGTATGTGTCTTTATGTACTTTGTTAAGGACTTAGAACATATCAATGGCTGGATAAGGTGGGTAAAGAAGAAATATCCAAAGGTAGAGTTCATGGAAGTTCCTCATTGGAATTTAACGTATATTCTTCGTGGCGGTCTGTATTGTGTTCCAAACCCTAAAGTTAAGCTGTGGAATTTAAGCAAGACAATAGAAGCACTTAGATTAAAAACTAACTGTTACTATGTCTTTTTAGGTATGAAGAAAGCGGACGGAATGAACCGAAATTTGATGCTCAAAGGCTATGAGGCTAATGGGTATGAGAACAAAGGATTAGTCTATCCACTTGCATCATGGACACAGAAAGATGTCTTAGCCTATATGAAGCAAAAGCGACTACCGCAGCCAGTAAGATATTCAAGTAAAGCAGGTGGTGGTGTCGGATTCAGCAAGGAAACATTTACTTGGCTTGAAAAGCACTATCCGCAGGACTTAGAGAAGATATACAAGGTGTTTCCAATGAGTGAGAGAATTTTATTTGAAGAAAATTATAAACAGGATAATAAAGATTAATTATGGCAAGAAACAGATCTATATCAGAATTGAGTGCAATGAACGCAAGGGCATCGGCATATAATGATTGGGCATATAGGAAATTTGGAGCAGGTTCTCGTGAGTATAATAGGGCAAACAAACGTTCTTCATTTATACACACGCAAGTTAGTAAACAAATTTCTTCCAAAGGCAGAGTGGTATCATAACAAAGAATAATTATGGCAAGAAAGTCATTGAATGATTTGGCTACACAGCTGATGAGGATACAGCGTTTAGGCAGTAGCGCACGAGTAAACAAAGCGAATGCCGTATTTAAGCGCTATGCACAAAATATAAAAAAGAGTGGGAAACAAATATTGTTGTTAACGGAGAAATTCATTATCAACCATTTAAAAAAGTTTCTCGTTCCACCTATATGGGTACAAAGAAGCTAGGCTCGGTAGCATCATAACAAGTAAAAGAGACAAGTCAAATGGATAACAAATACTTCACATCAGAGAGCGTGGAACTCCTACGCTCTCAAATTAAACTTCACGAGCAGAACCCTCGTACAATTCCCGAAGAGAACCGCAAGGCTCTTAAACGTGGTATAAAGAAGTTTGGCATGGTTGGAGGTATCGTGGTGAACAAGCGGACAGGATATACACTTGTAAGCGGACACCAGCGACTTTCAGTTATGGACGAACTCCAAAAGTATAACCCCGACACAAAGGATAACGACTACCCTATCCGAGTAGACTTGATAGACGTTGAGGAGAAAGAAGAGAAAGAACTTCTTATCTTACTCAACAACCCATCAGCACAAGGTGAGTGGAACTACGATACACTCCGTGAGCTTATCCCCGATATTGACTACAAAGACGCAGGACTAACAGAACAAGACCTCGATATTATCGGCGTGGATTTCAATTTTCAGACAGAGGAAGAAAGCAGCATTGTAGGTGAGCTTGACAACCTCATGGAACCAGTCAGGGAGGAACACCAAGCAGAAGTAGCACAAAAGCAAGCCGAGAGAGCCGAAAAGGTGGCACACATGAAGCAAGTAAAAGAAGAAGTGAAACAAGCAGCTACAAAGGCAGCCGCAAACATGGACGCTTATCTTATGCTATCATTCGATAATTGGGAGGCAAAGGCGGAATTTTGTGAGAAGTTCGACTTTAACCCCGATGAGAAGTTCCTTAAAGGTGAAGTATTTTCAGAAAAGATAGAAACACTTTTAACTGAATAGCTATGGCAAAACCAAAACACGACTACGATAGCGAAGATTTCTACAAGCGCATAGAAGGTCTTGCAATGAATGGATACACGGATGAGGAGATAGCAAACGAGCTTAATCTATGCAGAGAGGTATTCACTTGCATGAAAAACGGCAACTATGAGAATTGGACGGATGAAGAAAACAAAAGGCGTGGAGAACGTATAACTAACGTCTTAGCACATGGACGGACAAGAATTGTAGCTTTGCTTCGTGGTACATATATCAAGGGTGCGATTGGTGGAAAGAAGACCAAATCAAGGATAGTTAAGTTCGTTCAGGACAAGTGCGAATGTATGGGGGCAGACAAGAAATGCCCCTATTGCGGTGGCACAGGCTGGGTAACTCTGACGGATAAAGCAGTGGTACAAGAGTCCGAAATAGAGTTACCTCCTAATATGCAGGCTATCGCTACCCTACTCTATCACCACGACCCGACATGGCGCAAGATGGAGAACAAACAGACCGATGAAGATGACTTGTACTCCGAGAATGGTATCGACATTGATAAATGGATGACCGATAACACAAATGAATAGAATAAATCCTCAGCAGATATATGCTCCGTTGTACCATAACAAGGATAAGTTCATCATTCTTGTTACTGGTGGTAGAGGAAGTGGAAAGTCTTTCAATGTTTCCACTTTCATTGAGCGTCTGTTGTTTGAGGTAAAACATCCTACTCCTGCAAAGCGAATAGTCCACCAGATACTATATACTCGTTACACAATGGTGTCTGCTGGAATGTCTGTCATCCCTGAGTTCATGGAGAAAGTGGAGCTTGATGGAAACTCGAAATGGTACACCCACACCAAGACGGATGTAAAGAACCTCCGCAGTGGTGGTGCAGTGATGTTTAGGGGTATCAAGACAAGCTCGGGAAACCAAACTGCAAAGCTAAAATCTATTCACGGCGTTACAACCTTTGTAGTTGACGAGGCGGAGGAGTGGGTGTCAGAGAGAGAGTTTGAAACAATTATGCTCTCTATTCGTCAGAAAGGAATACAGAACCGAATCATTATCGTTATGAACCCTACGGATAATAACCATTGGGTTTATAAGCGGTTTATAGAGAATACCCATAAGGAGGTGATGTATGATGGTGTGCCTGTTCAGATTAGTACACATCCGAATGTACTACATATCCATACTACTTACTTAGACAACGCTGAGAACCTTTCCCATGAGTTCATTAAGGAGGTTGAGGACATGAAAGCTAACAACCCCGAGAAATACGCTCATACCGTCATGGGTAGATGGGCAGATGTTGCAGAAGGTGCAGTGTTTAAGAAAATCGGAGTTGTTAAGGAGTTCCCTAAATGGTGTAAAAAGGTTGCTATTGGTGATGACTTTGGATTTACCCACGATCCAAGTGCAGGAATATTATGCGGTATCATTGATAATGACTTATACCTTGATGAACTCTTCTATCGTACAGGTATGTTGTCATCTGATATAGTAAAGGAACTCAAACGATATGGAGGATTAAAGGTATTCTCCGAGAGCGCAGACCCTCGATTGATACAAGAGATACACAATGCAGGTATAAAAATATATCCCGTAGATAAGAGCGGCAACTCTATCATAGCAGGAATAGATAAGATGCTATCCTTTGACCATATCTTTGTTACAGAGCGGTCGTATAACCTCCGTACAGAGTTCAGAAAGTATGTATGGGACACGGAT